AACACTCATCATGCCTGATCTACAGTCAGCACTCAAAAACGCAATCGAATCGTGGGAGCCAACTCCCACAGGACAACAACTCAAGGAGAAACTTATGTCTAAAACACCTTTCGCAATTCAGAACAACGTCACTCGAGTCACCTTTGATTACGTGAAACTCCACCCCGGCACGACATCCGCCGCCGCCAGTCGTGATCTAGTTAAGCATGGATTTAAAGAGTCATCAGTCACAGCACTCATGGCGCAGTTCGTTCGTGCGGGGCTTGCTGTGCGAGATAACAACCACGGCTATCGTGTTACTGTGGACGAGTACACACCTATGAAGGCGAGCGCTAAGTACGCCAAGAAGACTGCGAAAGTCAAGCCAGCGACCACTAAAGACCACAAGCGACCACAAGCGACCGCAAATGACGGCATTGCCGCGCTACAACCTGATGCTACCGCCGTCAAGCGAATGGTGAATACTATTGTGTTCGGTAAGCCTCCAGAAGAAGTTATCAAGAACATGACTGTGTTGCAAGCACGCGAGTTGTACGACTACCTCAAGAGAATCTTCGGCGGATAATATGACTTGGCCTTTTCCGACATTCCCAAACCCCAAGGACACGGGCAACCGAGTTCCTAAATTTAACCCTGACAACCACGAGGACGCACCAAGATGACACAAGATGAAATCATTGAGATGCTAAGAGCATCGTGCGACAAAGACAAGGTAGACCCTGAGCAAAATGGCTTTTGGGTAATCCATACTGAAGAACTTGTAGCCTTTGCCAAGTTAGTAGCACAGCATGAGCGTGAGGCGTGTGCCGACATTGCTGAGAATTGGAAGAGCAATGGCATGCCTAGAACTGGAGTAGCAAATGAAATCCGAGCAAGGGAGAACACATGAAGAAGCTCAGTGAAACCACAGCAAGAACAACCATTGGCATGATGCGTTCAATGGCAAGTCATGTACCAATCAGCCCCTTTCATTTGCAAGCCGCTAAAGATATGGAAGACATGCTTGCAGAACTGTCGGAGTTACGCAAGCTGGGCAGAGGTAGCGGTAAGCGCAATGACGTACTAGAAGAAGTGGCGTTGGAGTTTGAGAAGATGAAAAACTTCGGTGACACAAGCGCAAGCTTTGCTGTGTTTGTGCGGAGTATGAAAAAGTGAAAAGCAATCACAACATCATTCGAGAACTACTCAAACAGTACCCCGATGGTTTGAAGTCAAGCGATATAGCTAAGCTCACGGGCATAGACAATCGTTCTGTCAACAAATCATTGGAGGGTGTGTTTGGTGTGTACGTAGATCGGTGGGAGAAGTCAACTCACCGCAATACACTGGCCGCAATATGGGTCGTCGTTGACGTACCCGAGAACTGCCCGAAACCAAATAACATGGGCAGAAGAACCAAATTAAATTCAAAGGACTGACGTGTTCACGATAAGGCGATTTGTGCAAGCCCAGTAGATGCGACCACACTTTGTCGGCAACAAGGGGCGTCCAGTCCTTTGAGTATTGACCTCTTGTTGCCATTCCGCAACGCGACACGAGGGGGCGCGTAATCTACTTATCCCCCTCACCTAATTAACAGGAGGTTGACATGTCAACACCAGAAGTAAAAGTCAAGAAGCAGATACGCAAGATACTAGATGAGTTGGGCGTGTACTACGCCATGCCCATCGGGACAGGATACGGGAACTCGGGCGTGCCTGACTTCCTTGTATGTGCTAACGGCAAGTTCGTTGGCATCGAAGCGAAAGCAGGTAAGGGTAAAACCACCGCGCTACAAGAATCCCATCTAAGCCGCATACGTGGCGCAGGGGGGACGGCAGTTGTCATTAACGAAGACAACATACACACATTAAAGGAGGTTTTATCATGACAGAAATGATGTCACAAGAAGAGTTAGAGAAACGTGTTGAGGAGATGTCAGATGCAGAGCAAGCGCACTTCAAGCTACTCATACACAAGTTGGTCATGTGCTACGGCAAAGGCAACGCGCAAGCTGTTGTCATCATGGGTCGTGCGGAAGATAGCATAGCGGGAGTCGTCACCCTAAACTGTGATGAGATGGAGGCGTCGCAACTCATGTTGGCGGCAAACGATTTTTTCGGCTTTCTAAACGTCGTGGACGCACCGCCCAAGGAGAAGTTTAATTGACCAAACCATTCGACAAAATAATAACCATCGACTTTGAGACGTACTGGGACAGCAAAGAGTACACGCTCTCTAAGATGACAACCGAGGAGTACATACGCCATGATAAATTTAGAGCGTTCGGAGCTTGCGTCCATGTATACGGAAGCGATGAACCAATTAGATGGTTTGGAGATACAGAGTTACGTGAGTACCTTGATGGGGTCGACTGGGGACGAACCGCAGTGCTTGCCCACAACGCACAGTTCGATGTATCAATTATGGAGTGGAGATACAACGCCCGACCATGTTTCATCTTCGACACGTTATCTATGGCACGAGCTCTGCGTGGCGTGGAAGTTGGAAACTCACTCGCCAAACTTGCCCGAGATTTCGGGCTCCCCGAGAAAGGGACAGCTGTACACTCAACTAATGGAGTTCACGAGTTGGACGCCGCGCTCGAGCGAGACCTCGCTGAGTACTGCAAACATGATGTGTTTCTGTGCGAGGAAATATTCAAACGGTTGGTGGATGCCTATCCATCCAAGGAGTTAAGACTCATCGACATGACGCTTAAGATGTACACGCGTCCGCTGTTACTGTTAGATCAACCAATGTTAATCAAGGCACTAGCCGAGGAAGGAAACGCTCGTGAACAACTACTTCAGAGGCTCGGCGTGGAAGATGCTGAGTTGGCATCGAACCCAAAGTTTGCTGAACTACTTACAAAACTGGGCGTTGTTCCGCCTACCAAGACGAGTAAAACCACAGGCAAGACAACGCTTGCCCTCGCGAAGAACGATGCCCTCTTCCAGACGTTGCTCAACAGTGAACGTGAAGACATTGCCCTACTTTGTCAAGCGCGTCTTAAGGTTAAATCAACCACTGAACGGACGAGAGCGCAAAGGTTTCTCGACATTGGCAAACGTGGTACGCTTCCGGTGCCGCTCTCTTACTATGGCGCACAGACGGGGCGGTGGACGGCGGCCAAAGGCAGTGCCATTAACATGCAAAACCTCAAGCGAGGTTCGTTCCTACGCAAAGCGATTATGGCTCCCGAGGGCTATCAACTGGTCGTTGGGGACTTATCTCAGATTGAACCGCGAGTGCTCGCGTGGCTTTCGGATTACGAAGATATGCTCAACATCTTCAAGGGAGGTGGTGACCCTTACGCGGCTTTTGGGGCTCAGATGTTTAACATTCCGAACCTCACCAAAGAAACACACCCAGATCTGCGACAGTCTGCGAAGTCTGCGCTACTCGGGTGCGGTTATGGCCTCGGCTGGGCGTCGTTTGCCTCTCAGTTACTCGTCGGTTTCCTCGGTGCACCACCGGTCAGGTATTCGAAAGACTTTGCAAAGAGGCTAGGCGTTGACTCGGAGTACGCGGAATCCTTTGCCAAGTGGAACGGCAACGATGAAAAGATGTTTGACATCCCACACACCTGTTCTACCAAGGAGTTGTTGCACCATGTGCTTGCGTCCAAAGCTATCATAGATACGTATAGGAGAACCGCGCACCCTGTTGTAGCGTTCTGGAGTCTCTGTGAAACAGCTTTACACAGGGCGCTTGTCAATGGTGAGGAACTGGTGTATAAATGTGTTACGTTCCGCAAAGGTGAGATAGAATTACCAAACGGGATGAAGTTGTTGTACCCCAATCTTCGCTATGAGAAGGACGACAAAGGTAGGAGCCAAGCAGTCTACGGGCCACACGCTACCAAGTTGTATGCAGGGAAAATAACGAACAACATTACGCAGGCATTGGCACGTATTGTTATGACGGATGGTATGTTGAGGGTAGCAAAGAAATACCCAATCGCAGGCACAGTGCATGACGAACTGATTGCTGTTGTACCTGACGATGAAGTGGTTGACGCTAAGACTTGGGTCTTGGCGCAAATGACTATGGAACCAAGCTACATGCAAGGTATTCCATTGGACGCTGACGGTGGCGCTCACCGTAGATATGGGTTAGCAAAAAACTAGGAGAAGCAATGCAGATACCAAAACGCATCAGAGTGGGCAGTACTGAGTACGCCACAATCATGGTCGACAAAGCCAAACGACAAGACACGCTAGGCACAATCGACTACACACACGGCATCATCTGGCTTGCCAAGAAAGATGCTTACGGCAACAAGTTAGACAAAGCAGAACTGGCCGACTCGTTCTGGCATGAGATGACTCACGCTGTATTACACGACATGAAGCACGAGCTATGTAGTGACGAGAAGTTTGTCAATGCTTTCGCCAACCGCCTATCAAGCGCAATCAACTCAGCCCAACTATGAAACAACCCGCATGGTCACACTCAGCCCTCAAAGATTTCGAGGGTTGCCAACGCCGTTACCAAGAGGTCAAGGTCTTGAAGAACTACCCGTTCACTGAGACTGAGGCAACACGTTACGGCAATCAGGTACACAAGGCTATTGAGGACTACATCGGAGAGGGTAAACCAATACCGCCTGAGTACTCACAGTTTCAACCTGTAGTGGACGCCATGCTGAAGAAGAGTGGGCGCAAGCTTGCCGAGTATGAGATGGCGCTGACTGTCGACCTCAAGCCAACAGGTTGGAAAGACAAAGACGTATGGGTGCGCGGCATTGCTGACATCCTAGTCGTTGATGACGACAACCTGACGGCATGGGTGGGTGACTGGAAAACTGGCAACAACAAGTATCCCGATAGAGATCAGCTTGTCCTGATGTCGCTTATGGTGTTTGCCCACTTCCCACACATCCGCAAGGTCAACTCTGCTCTGCTATTCATTGTCAAGAACGACATGGTCAAGATGTCGATGGCGCGAGAAGATGCCGACAAACACTGGTGGGACTACCGCGAGCGTACTGCGCGGCTTGAAGCTAGCTTTGCCAACGATGTGTGGAACCCAAACCAAACACCTCTGTGCGGGTGGTGTCCAGTAAAAACCTGCGAATTTAATAAGAAACACTAGGAGAAACAAATGGCCTTACATTCACCAAACGAGTTCACGCAGACCCCATGCAAATGCCACATTTGCCATCAAGAAATTAGAGAAGACCAATACGCCATCGAGCACTCAGACCATGGCGTGCTATCGCAGAGCACAGACCCCCGAGTGGCCAACATACACGACCACATTGAGGGCTACGTGTCATTGTGGTTTCACCCAGAATGTGCGACAGTTATGGCGTTGCGCCTTGCTCATGACGTAATGCGCGTCAAAACGGGTAAAGATCAACCCGCCCGAGTGGTAGACAGCCTAAGGGCGATCTCAAAAGTTAACCAAGCCAGATAGGAAAACTCATCATGCCTTACGCACCCGGCAACCGCCCATCGTATGAACCATATCAAAAAACTGAGAAAGCCAAGAAAGCTAGAGCCGCTTCAAACAAAGCGCGGCGCATGCTTGAACGTGAAGGACTAGTACATAAAGGAGACGGCAAAGATGTCGACCACAAAAAGCCATTATCAAAAGGTGGAACGACCACACGTTCGAATCTCCGCGTCAAAGACGCGAGCGCAAACCGTTCGTATGCGCGAAAGTCAGACCACTCTATTAAGTGATATACCTACTACAAGACTTATTGATCTCTGGGTAGCGCGTTGGGGACATGACTGGGTTGATCTACAAGATGTAGTAAGCGACCCATTCTACAAAGACGCGTATGACCGAATGAGAAGAGAAGGTGAACTTGAGGTTCACTTCCTAACCGACCGCTCTAAGTACGTGTGTCGCAACCCAAAATAAATTAAGGAGAAGCAAATGGGAAAGATGAAAGAAATAATGCTAAACGCTTCGCAGATAGCTATAGCAAACAGGCAAGGAATACCTCTTGAACGCTATGCAGAGCTATTGAGCACCCAAGCCCCGATAGTAACCATGAATGTGTTCAATCCTAACAATCACCCTGTGTACTCAATACCTTTATCCGAACTTGTCAATCTATGGCGTGCAAAGTTTGGGGATACGTGGATAGACGTATCGGAGTTAGACGATGACTTTTGGGAAGACGCATCTGCACGCTTACATAAAAACAAATTGATGGAAGAACTTGACCATCACTCCGGTAACACGCCTTGGGCTAGGCTTAAAGAGGATGCCTAATGCAAATCGTCGACGACAAGGCGCTTGTACTGCGCACGCGCAACCCACACAAGTACGCGATCATTCCGAAGCACAAGATCATCTCTGAGTCAGAGGGTATCTTTGAGGTAGCTGTGTACTGGGGGCTCGATGAGTCTCGCGTGCTACGCAATCTTGGTGTGAAGGATGTGCCATCACCTATCACTAGGCGCTATGACTGGCCGGGAAAGTTTATACCAATGGCTCACCAAATAGAGACAGCGGCTTTCCTCACACTTAACCGCAGAGCGTTCTGCTTTAACGACCCCGGAACTGGCAAGACTTTATCTGCGCTATGGGCGGCTGACTTCTTGATGAAGCGTGGTGAAGTTCGTCGCATACTTATTCTCTGCCCCTTGTCCATCATGCACAGTGCGTGGATGGGTGACATCAATCGCAGTGTTATTCACCGCTCTGCCATTGTCGCGCACCATGCTCAAGCTAGCAGACGTATTGAAATGATTCAGCAGGACTACGAGATTGTGATTGCCAACTACGATGGCCTCAACTTAATCGCATCTGAGATCAACGCTGATGGTAGGTTCGACTTGGTGATTGTCGATGAAGCCAACGCATACAAGAACCCATCAACGCGCAGATGGAAGACACTTGCGTCAATCATCAAGCCTGAGACATACCTATGGATGATGACGGGCACGCCTGCATCGCAGTCACCAGTGGATGCGTACGGTCTTGCTAAGTTTGTTAACCCGAGCGGTGTGCCGAAGTTTCAGACATCATGGCGCGACAAAGTGATGAACAAGATCAGCATGTTCAAGTGGGCTCCGAAAGCCAACGCCAAAGACTTAGTGTTTGCGGCGCTTCAACCTGCAATACGTTTCACCAAAGATCAGTGCCTTGACTTGCCTCCTGTCATCACAGTCACACGCGAAGTGCCGATGACACCACAGCAGGCTAAGTACTACAAGCTACTCAAAGAGCAGATGCTTTTCCAAGCTGCCGGAGAAACAATCAGTGCCGTCAACGCAGGCGTTGCCGTAAACAAGTTGCTACAGATTAGTTGTGGTGCCGCGTACACAGACGAGAAGGAAGTTGTTGAGTTTGATGCCGCGCCTCGCCTTGGTGTGTTGGAGGAGGTGTTAGAAGAGACAAGCCGCAAGGTAATCATCTTCGCGCTGTTCCGCTCAAGCATTGACACCATCGTCAAGTATCTTATTAAGCATGGCTATGCCGTTGACCAGATTCATGGCGACGTGTCTGCAACCAAGCGCGGTCAGATCATCAACGACTTTCAGACCACCGACAACATCCGCGTGTTGGTGTTGCAACCACAAGCAACCGCACACGGGATTACCCTAACTGCCGCTGACACAGTTGTGTTCTTCGGCCCACTGATGTCTGTTGAGATGTATACGCAGTGCATAGCACGAGCCGACCGCAAAGGTCAAGACTCAGACAAGGTCACTGTGGTGCACATTGAATCAAGCCCGATAGAAAAGAAATTATTCAACGCAATGAATACAAAAGTTTCCGATCACGCTTTGCTTGTCGGCATGTTCGACAGTGAAGTAAAAAATATTTAAGAAAGGAGTTGCAAATCAATTCAATCATGCTATGCTGTCAAACCATTGACAATAAAATAATTTAAGGAGAAGCAAAATGTTAGCTATAGATGATGAGGAGTCTGCTCCTCAGGAAGCGCCGACAGAGGTCACTGTCCCCATGGACAAGTTGGCGAAGGTGTACCGCAAGATGCAATCACGCATACAAGAGTTAACCGCTCAGTATGAGAATGAGATTGAAGACATCAAGCGTCAGCAAGAAGCGGTGAAGATCGCGCTTAAAGACCAGATGCTCAAGCTCGGTGTATCAAGTGTGCGCACAGACCAAGGTACCGTGGTGTTGTCTACCAAGACACGCTACAACACACAGGACTGGGACTCGTTCAAAGAGTTCATCAAAGAACACGATGCGTTGGACTTGTTGGAGAAGCGTATTGCGCAGACCAACATGGCTACGTTCTTGTCTGAGAATCCCAGTCTAGTCCCCGCAGGGCTCAACTCTATGACAGAGTACGCCATTTCCGTTCGTAAACCAACCAAGTAATCAGGAGAAAACTATGAGCAATGTAGCTCTATTCAACCCATCCCAAGCCCCCGCGTTCGCAAAGAACCGCACCTCGTTGTCCCCCATTGCCAAAGCCCTAGCCGGTGGTGCAGTCGGTAACCGTACCAAGAGCATCTCCATCAAAGGCGGTGTGTTTCGTTTGAACGAAGGCGGCAAAGAGATCGCCGCTATCGAAGAGCGCTACCTCGATGTGGTGATTGTCAATGCCGCGCCTGATGTTTCACGCGTGTTTTATGCGAAAGCATACGATGGTGAAGTGTCTGCGCCTGACTGCTGGTCACAAGATGGCAAGACACCAAGCCCCGAAGCAAGCAACCCACAGCACAACAAATGTGATGGTTGCGAGCAGAACATTGCAGGTTCAGGTCAAAACAACAGTCGCGCTTGCCGCTACCAACAACACATTGCTGTAGTGTTGGCCAATGATATGGAAGGTGCTGTGCTCAAGCTGACTGTGCCTGCCAAGTCTGTGTTTGGTAAAGAAGAAGGTGACAACCGCGCTCTGCAAGCATACGCTCGTCACTTGGGTGCACAGAACATTGACCCATCTGAGGTCATCACCCGCATGAAGTTCGACACCAAGTCTGAAGCACCCAAGCTGTTCTTCAAGGCTATGCGTTGGTTGACTGACGACGAGTTCCCAACCATTCAGCAACAAGGCAAGACAGACACCGCTGTTAAGGCTGTGACAATGTCTTTCTCTAAGTCTGAGAGCGTTGCCGCCCCTGCACCTTTGAAGCTTGAAGGCAAGCGCCCTGCGCCTGTGGTTGAGGAAGAGGTGGAAGCCCCCGCACCCAAGGCTAAGACCAAAGCCAAAGCCACCCCTCTGCCCGCAGAAGATGACGAAGAGCCCGTAGTCCGCAAGGAAGAGAAGAAGCCCAACGCCGTGCCCAAGGCCAAGGCTGACTTGTCTGCCATGGTGGACGACTGGGATGAGAACGAGTAAAGGAGCAGATGATGAGACTTATGACGCGTGACTCTACACCAAGAGAATTTCAAAAAGTTTATCGCAAGGGCGATGTGGTTTATGTTCCACACTTTCGTAATAGCGATATGTTTGTAGGACCCGGATACCCCCGTTTCACAAAACAACTCTACAACGAGTTTGAACTCGTTAGAGGAGGCGCTGTGCAAGAAAGCATGCCTTTGTGGACAAGGGGTAAGTACGGTATCGTTGACGACGGAAACCCATAAATATCGGGGGAACGTCGCGCAATTTTTAGCTTGCAGACGAGCGGCTAGTACCCCCACCTACACCATGCCATATTCATCACAAGTAATTAACACAGTCAAGAAAGCGCCTAAGACGTTGGGTAACCAACTCGGGCGATGGGCTGTGCATCACGACTTCTCTGCCATCAAAGTATCCAAAGCAACAGGGGCTTCTCGGCAATCTGTTTACAACTGGTTTGGTGGCGGTGAAGTCTTCGTGGCTTACCGCCCTGCGGTAGAGTCTCTTCTTAAAATTTTACAATCGTCCGGTAGTGGCGATGACGCTTGGAGAAAAACATGCAAAGCATTCAACCTAACAACTTAAGCGATGAAGAAATACTGCGTCAGGTATACCTGATGGGTAATGAGATGCTCCCAAAAGAATGGGTAGAAGTTCTGTGTGAGCGTTTTGCCAAAGCGCTTGACTACTATCAAGACCGCTACGATGAAGGCTTTGCTGACGGCTCTGCCAACGGCTTAGACCACGGAACCAAGCGAGGATTTGAAGAAGGTTTTGCCGCAGGCGTAGCACACGCAAACGACCCCGACCTAAAATAACCAAAGGATACACATGACATCCGCTGAGTTTTTAGCGGTGGTTTTGCCGTCCGAAGGTTTTGGCCTGTATTGCGCGGTAGAACTCACAAAGAAGAAAGAGCATGTATATGCGGCAAAGATTGACGACCTCATCCCGACGATTGAGGAGTGGCACGCCAACAACTACGACGTTTTCTATGCCTTAGCTACCTTTGACAAGAAGCGCGGCGCTGAAGACGCACAGTACCTCAAGTCGTTTTTCGTTGACTTGGATGGCTACGCTACCAAGAAAGCGGCGGCTGATGCGCTGATTGAGTTTCTCCAGAAGTCTGGGCTTGATTCGCTAGGTACGCCATGGGTGGTTGACTCAGGCGGGGGCTTGCATTGCTACTGGCCATTGAAGGACGAGATTCCTGCGACTATATGGAAACCCGTTGCCGAGAACTTGAAGCGTCTGTGCAAACAGGAAGGCTTCAACATTGACATGACGGTGACTGCGGACACTGCGCGCATCTTACGTGTGCCCGGAACTGCCAACAACAAGAAGAAGTATGCGACGCCGCGCCCTGTCCGAATAGTCCAAGAGGGCGACATTTTTGACTTCTCGACTTTTTCACCACTTGTTTATGAGAAGTTGGAAGAGGTGCCAGTTGTTCACGCTCCTGCACCCAAGCTAGACCTCCCCGGCCAACGCCCACAAAGCGCTCAGACTCGCGGTCAGGTCAAGCTGATACAAGATAGCTTCACGCTGTTTGGGAACTTCGAGAACCAGTGCGGTCAGATTCAAGACTACATCGCAACGGCTACCGAGGACGGCAAGGAACCCATCTGGCGTGGACTACTGTCTTGGGCGAAGGTCTGTGAGGATGGCGCAGAGAAGGCGATCTGGTTGTCGGACATGCACCCGTACCCACACGAGCGGATGCACCAGAAGATTGTTGAGATCAAAGGGCCATACGCCTGCATGAAGATGGACAGCGAGAATCCCGGAATTTGTACTAAGTGCAAGCACTGGGGCAAGATCACCAACCCACTGATACTGGGGCGCGAGATCAAGGTAGACAACACTGCCAAAGAAATCATGCTGTCTGCGCCTGCTGAAGAAGACTTCGACGAGAGCGAGCTTGACTCTGAGGAAGCCTACGAGCCAGAAGATACGGGTTTACCCCTAGCACCTAGCGTGGTACGTCCTGTGCCCCCTCGTGGCTACAGCTATGGCGAGCATGGTGGTGTGTACTGCACACGTACCGAAGAGGACGAAGAAGGCAAGAAGTCCAAGAAGAATATTCAACTGGTTCCCTACGACTTGTTTGTGGTTGATCTGTTGAAGATGGAGAACGACCACCTGATTCACATGGCCGCTGTGCGACCCGAAGGCGTGCAGACGCTGAACTTCCCACAGAAATCTATTGTCAGCAAGGACGAGACGCTCAAGTGGTTGGCTAGTCAGAACATTGTGTCAACCTTTGCGGGTCACGACAAGACGCTGTTTGAGTATGTGCGTTCATGTGTGGGCGAGGCTTCTCAGAACCGCAAACCAGTCGAGGTGCCGTTCCAATGTGGATGGCAGGCAGATCAGTCGTTTGTATACAACAACCGCGTGTTCAGCAAAGATGGGCGAGAGACTCGGATACCCATGCCCGGGCTTGAGAACATCAACCGCAACACCAACGGCAAAGGCGACTTGGCTACGTGGCGTCACTTGTGGAAGACAATCTTTGTGGAGAAAGAGGGCATGGAGACCGCCTTGGCTGTGGCTCTGGATTCCTTTGGATCACCGCTTATGCGCTTTACTGAGTACGAAGGCTTCGTCTGGCACATCGGTTCACAGTGGTCAGGTACGGGTAAATCCCTAGTACTTAGCGCCAAGGCAGGCATCTGGGGTCACCCCCTGCGCTACCGCACAGGCAAGAGTACTTCTCCTGTTGCAATGCAACAAAGGGCGGGGTTGCTTAACAGCATGCCACTTCTGATCGACGAGATCACCAACACTCAGCGCAAAGACATGGAGTGGGCACCCGCCTTTATCTTTGACTACGCAGAGGGTCAGGGCAAAGAACGTATGGAGTCGGGCTCCAACAAGGAACGTATCAACAACAGTACGTGGACTGCCACATGTACGATGACGTCCAACACGAAGCTGACCGACTACATGGCGGGGGCGCGAGCCCACAGCTCCAACGGCGAGCTACTACGTATGCTTGAGTGGACGCCTCACATCAAGCTGAAGTTTACAGCGGAGGAGCGCAAGGTATTGCTTGAAATCAAACGCAACTACGGCGTGGCAGGAGAAGCTTGGGTGCGTTGGCTGGCGGTTAATCAGAAGACTGCGGAAGAGATTGTGCGCAAGGTTCACATCCACTTGAAGAAGGTCTTTAACTTCAACGACGATGAACGCTACTGGCATGCGGGTTGTACTACAACTGTAGCGGCGGCTATTCTTTTGCGTAAAGAGTACTCTGGCATCCTAGACGTTGAGATCAACAAGGTCATTAACGCTCTCAAAGGACTTGTGGAGAAAGCTCGCGGCATTATGAAGAACAGTGTGCGCTCTGCTGAAGATGTGCTCAACGCCTACATCGGTGACAACTACGGAAGCTTTATTGTTCTGAAGAAAGTCGAGGGCAGAATCCTAGCAGCGTGGGGCGACAACGGCGACATCGTTGACCGCTCGACCACCAAGAGCAAGGTGCTCGGCAGGGTGGAGCATGGGCTTTTGACACCGGGTTACAGAGAGTTCTACATTGAAGAGCAGTTACTCAAGAAGCATTGCGTGAGCATGAGCTTTGGCTACGATGAGTTCAAGGCGCAGATGGAGGAGTTGTTTACTTGCAAGTACGTCAAGAAAGATATGCTGTCCCGTACCAACGGCCCTGCCATGCGTGTGAACACCATGCACATAACTTTTAGGGACGAAGTCTTTGATGGAAATAATATATCCGTGGGCGAAGCTAAAGCCGGGTGAGGGCTTCTTCGTACCGGGGCTAGATGTGGAAAAGGTGAGGGAGTTAGGCTTACGTGCCGCTCTCCCTCACCGCATCCAAGCGCGTGCTGTCGTGGGTATTAAGAACCACCAACTAGGCGTATGGTTTTATCGGAAATTTCCCGCGTCGTATTTGCAAGCCCAATCTTCATCTTCCTGATCTCGTCAAGCTGTTTACGCTTTTCTGCAGGCGTCATAGTAGAGGAAGCAACCGCACGCTCTGCTTGAGTCAACATATTCATGTTTGCTTTGAACGTGTTGGCAAGCTCTGCCTGCATGTAGTCCGTGCCGCGCTTGGTCATCAAGGCTTGAGCTTCTTGCACTTTGCCGTCTTTCAACAAGCTGTCGACAGTAGACTTGACTTGAACATACTCGTTCATGCGTTCGTACACAGAGTTGATGATGCCGCCTGCGTCATTGGGCTGAAACGCACCGCCTAAGATTGGGTACTCAGACAGGCGTCTGACCGCACGCTCTGGGGTTTCTTTAGCCGGTACGCCAAGGCTGATAGCCTGCAAGAAAGCCAGACCCATCGTTCCTGTATAGCCACTGACAAGCGCCTCAATCTTAATTGGAGATATACCCAAGGTACTACCAACCAGCTTGGCGGCGTCGGTTGTGTTGACGCGGTACTGTTCTTCAGGCAACAACTGTTTCTCGCGTGCTGACAGAATGTCGCGGCCTGTGTAGAACGACTTACCAAGACCTACCTCGATCAAAGGCTTGGCCGCTTGCGGTATACCATACGACGAACCGCCGGGGACTGTCTGCAACAAGATCTGCTTGAACGCCTTGACTGCTTCTTCTCCGCCATGCTCAGTGGTCATGGTGTTGTACAGCGCCTCAGGGATAGCCTTGAAGATGTAGCCTATCTCAAACGGCACAGGCACTTTGACGGGCTCGTCCAAACCGGGCAGACGTATAAACCAGTTGCCGTACTTCTGGTCTGGTGTAGCGTTCTTGTAGGCTTCGTCGTCCTCCATCATCACGGCGTAGGCAAACGTAGCCGCCGCCATCATGCCGCCTCGCTGCAACATCTTTTCACGGATGCGCAGTTGGTCGTTGAAAGGCATCTTGCCAGACATCGCCTTGTACATCACGTTCAGACCTTGAATCTGTGCGTTGAAGAAAGGAATCAACGAGTTGAGTACATGCACGCTTGGAGAAGCTCCGCGCTTGTTAAAGTTCATGGACTCAAGAGCCATGAGTGTTGCTTCCATTTCAGACAAGCCTTGCTCAATGTAGCTGTTGTACTGGGCACGACGTGTAAGCGCGTCAGCCTCCATACCCATTGCTTCAAACCTCCCCAAAGCTTTCATCCAACCGGGCTGACCGTCCGAAATCTCGCGCAAGATCATGGACAAGTCTTCGCTTGTGCCACGGAAGTACTGCCCGCCCACAATACCGCGCTTCTCTAGCTTCTCTTTAGCCGTGCCGTTGAGCTCGCGTAGTGCACCAACAATAGGGGTGAAGTCAGCGCCAGACAGGATAGGAGCCGCTAATGAGTCACGGAACAACTGCTTGGCCATGTACAAGGGACTCAGCGTAATAGCTTTACGTAAGACTTGCGCAGGCATAGCCATGACACGGAACAGGAACGGCATCTGCGTGGGGATACCCTCCATGCCCTTAACCAGCAAGTCGGCAGGCACGCCCGTCTCAAACTCCTTGTTGCCAATCATCACCTTCTCAGTAGCAACGATTGCGTAACGGTCATCCCCGTCTACTTTAAACTTAACAACGTCTGAGCCGTCAGCTTTCTTTACAAGCGTAGCGGCCTTCAGGTCGACCAGTTCCATGACTGCGTTCTTGGTTGCAAGGTTGCGCATACCCATGTCCACCAACATGTTGGTATTCTGCACTGAGCTGGTCATGAAGTCGATGATGGCTGTGTCGCCTCCCACTAACTTGTCTAGGTAAGGTTGCTCCGCAATACTTCCAATGCGGATGGGGTTCTCGTTGCCGATCACCAACTCGACGACACCTTTGCGCTCACGATAGAACGGGATGTAGTCGTCCTCTGCCACAAGCTTCTTGACAAGCGCTTTAGACAAAGCGCCAGTGCTGGCTACAAAGTCCAAAAGGTCGCGATTGTACTTGTTGTACTCTGTGCGGGCTTCCTCAAACACCTTCTTCAGCGGTGCGTTCTTGTTAACCAAAGCAGTAACTTCATCAAGCATAGCCTGCGTCAGCACAGGTTTGCCGTCCTTGTCGGTGCCAAAGTTGAGCGTATCAATACCTTTGTTCTTGGCACGGATAGCCGCCATGTAAGTTGTAAACACTTGATTGACAGCTTCGCCGTTACCAATGTACTGATTAGCCTCTTTCAACTTGTTCACAACACTGGCAATACTGGCACCGCCTGTTGTCTCAACAAGTCGCTCAACACGGCCATCATCACGCTTTATCTCGCGAATTGAGGGCGCTCCATCAGACACAGCCTTAGACACAATGTTCATGCGCTGGTCGTACGAACGGAGGTAGTACAACATCTGGGTGCCTTTGAGTGGCTCCATGTACTTGGCCAAACGCTCAAAGCCTGCAAAACGATCAACAAGCTGTGTCTCAAACGCAAGGCCGGATGTGTTGGCTTTGATGGAGTCCCACCAAGTCTTGTCCTGCGCCACAACTTTTTTCATGGTTGCGCGTACGTTATTGAACTCAGGATTGTCGTATGCAATCAAAGGCGCTGGAAGAGAGTCTGAACGTGGGTCAACACCCGCTTCGTAGATTTCCGTCTTTGTGCGCTGCATGATTTCTTCTGTCAGCACCATGCTCTCGGCAAACAAAGACTGCATTGCCTTAGCAGGCATGCTAAATGAGCGGCTCAAGAACTCTACCAAACGTGTCAGCAAACTCTTGCGCGGCATGTCCGACGGAATCTCAGCCAGCATCTTTTGGAACTCAGGGTTTGCAAAAGTCTCTGCAAGGAACTCTTTGTTGTTTGTCAGGCCGTACAAGTCTGGGAAGTAGGGCATACCGTCAAAGGTTTTCTGACGAAAATTCTTTTCTAACCAAGCTTCGCCTTCTGGCGTGAAAGACCACTGCTCAACACGCTCGCGTAGCACAGTAACGCGATTGTCTAATGCCTTGTCTTGGGTCAACATCTTTACAGATGCGGCATGAACAAGTTCGTGCAAAAGCGTTTGCATTGGGTCAAGCTTGGCCTCGCTAACAATCACCATGTCTAGGCTAGGGACGTAGTAGCCTGCCGCGCTTCCCATATAGCTGTGCATAGCCGTCTCAGATGCAAACACTCGACCGCTGTACTTGTCTGGCTTTGCATCCGCAAACACTTCTTGCATGCGCTCAAACAGCGCTTTTTGGTTTGCATTCTTTGCACGCTTCGCGCCATACTCAGCGGCTTGGGCAAAGCTTAATCCGTTGTACCCAATGTCTGTGGCCAGTTTAACGCCAAGTTGATTAAACTTACTGTTTGCCTGAGAGTCAGAAACTGTTAACGGTTTTTCTGCTTTTAGTTTGGCCGGAGCCAAAGTAGGCGGTGTCTTTTCGCCACGGAAACCACCGCCGGGAACAGTGATGACAACGTCATCCGCAGTTATTCCTTCTAAGAAGTCAATTCGTTTCTGAATGCGGCTAGCAAGCGTTGGGTTGCTGTTCTTGTACAAACCTGCGTCTGACTTCAAGCCTACCAAGATACGGCTCTTTGCGGCTTGAAACTTACTAGCATGCGTTTGATTAACACCAGCCACACGCATATACATGCCATGCACATCGCTAAGCAAACTGCGCTCAGTTGCGTCTGTCAACTCTGCTACAGGTGTGCCCTTGTATGTAAACGTGGGGCCCAAAGACATAGCATCAAAGTCAAGGTCAAACTGTGTACGAGCTTCGCTAAAGTCAACAGATGTACGACCACCGCCAAAGATGCCGCGCACGTCGTCAGAAGAAACAAACGCGCCTAAGTCCAACGTGTCTTTCACACGCTCACGCTTTTTCTCAGGCGACAACAATGTCTTAATACTTTGAGAAGCAGGCACATTGCCCGTGCGCAAAGGTTTGCCTTTGGCTTGACCAACAGAGCTTAGTGTTGTTGCGGCTTTCTGTTTTCTGCGAGGCTTGCCTTCTTGGTCTACTTCGTATTGCGCTTCCACAGATTCCATAGACTGCAACACGCCAACTTTAGCCATAGCCATAATGCGCGTGTTGTCTGACTGCGTTTCGTCGTTGATAATTTTCTTTAACTCACTGAGGTCATCAGGGCCGGGGATGCTTTCAGCTTCTAGCATCAAGCCAGTTACTTCATCAACGTACGTATTAAAAGCGGCTTCTTTGCGTGCAGTGCGAATAAACGCGTCTTCTTCTTTATCCAGCGCTTCCATTGCTTTGTTACGCAACACTTCTGCTTCTTTTTCAGCAGTAGTCTGAATGCGCTCGACCTTGCCTTCTTCGCGCTTGATGCCTTCGCCGCCAAGCTTATCTTTCCAGAAGTCTTCTAGCTTCTGTGTTTCTGTTTTAGCGACTTCTTTAAATTCCGTGGCACGTTTCTCAGCAGCTTTAAGCGTTGCTCTTTGCGCGTCAGCGTTCTTCTTGGCTTGCTGGTAGGCAAACGGATAGGAGCTGGCTTTATCAAGGACGCTCTCCCCGCGCATAGTGGCGAGGTTGGCTTCCAGCATTTCTAGATACTGACGTTCCATCTTGACGTTGCCATCAAGCATGGCTTGTGCTACGGCGTAACCGCCGTCGTGTTCAGTTGAACGCTCGTTAACTAAATCGCCTAGTTCTGTTTCCTGTGCTTCAACTTGTTTCTTGAGGTCGTCAATGACGCCCTTCTTTTCTGCGTAACGGAACAACTCGTACGTGGCAAGCTCGGTGCGGTTAGCACCTCCTTCTTGTGCCAACACGCTATCAAAGCGTTTCTTAATTTTGTCTAGTTCTGCTTGTTCTTTATCAAGCGTTGTCTTAGCTTTTTCAAGATCGGCACTGGCTTTACTAACTACGGGGTCAAGCAGGAACGCCATTGCGTCGTCCATCTCCCGGCGAGCATTGGTAACTGCTTTTTCAACCGCTTGCTGATATTTATCTCGTTGTTGTTTAATTCCTTTTTCGGAATCAAGCATTGCTTTCTGTTCAGCAGATATGACCACTGAACCTTGCATAGCTTTCTTAACTTGTTTAATAGCCGTACGAAGCGGTTGCAATCTATCGTTCAAAGCTTTTGCTGCTGCGCGAACATTTGTATTGGTGTCTTGCATAAACGCCAACAACTGATTGTCTGTGTCGTCAAGACGGCGTCCGTCCGCCAACAACCTCATGGCTTCATCAATTTGCTTTCTGTACTTGGGCAGGTGTTCTGTCTTAAATTCTCTTACCAAGCGTTCGGCAATCTGTTGTTCCTGCATAGACATGGGCTGAAGCGTGCGGTACTTTTCCAGAATAACTTTTTCTTCTGGAGTTGTGCCTGCCTCTGGCATACCCACAAACACTTTTGCTAACGCTTCGTCAGAATAGCGGCTCGTGTCTTTCCAAAAGTATTGCGTGTCTGCAATGATGCTGTCGCCACGTTCTTTAACCCTTTCAAGGAACTGCATGCGTTTGGCTACAGTTGCTTTTCTCACTAAACGTTCTTGTTCAGACTTCTTGAACAGCGCCCGCGCTTTATCCAGCGCTTCCCACACAGGGCGCATGCGTGGAGAGTTGGCAAAGTTCTTTGGTGTTGCGCGGATGTAGCCTAACTCTTCTTGCGCCTCCGGGAACAACGCCTTCTGTCCTTGCGGCACAGTCTCAGTAGCGCGGATAGCATCCTTGATAGCTTGAATGTCCACCTGCTTGACGTCGCGCCCTGCAACGATGGCGTCTACTACGGGCTCGACCTTGTCCAGAATCTCACGCGTAGCTTGGTTCTTATCCATCAAGTCAGCGGCAGCATTGAGGGCATCACGGGCACCCGGACGCATTGCACCCATCTTAGACATCTTGTTGCGTACAAATTCTGTACGGCGGCGCAGTTCACCGCGAAGAGTGGTCGCTGTTTCACCGCGAGCTTCGGCAGTCTTCTTAGCTTCCGTTTCTTTAAACTGGCGTTTAAGTACACCAGTTTCTACACGAGTGGGTTTGACGTCAGGCTTCTCGTAAAGCACCCGCATTGCTTCTTTAATGCGTTCTTGAAACTGCGCCACTTCTTGTGGCTGCATGCTTGATACACCTTCTTTAACTACGCGGCGTTCTGTTTTTGCGGCACGCACAACTTTGTTTGCCCGCATCTGTGCAGGCTCAACAATAACTTCTTCGTACTCAGCGCGTACAGGTTTTTGTTTTGCACGGGCAAGCCACTCGTTAATCGAGTCGTATATATTAGATGCAGCTTTGATTGCTTCGTCTTGAGTGATGGCAGGTTGGCCTGCGGCACGGCGGTTCAACGCGGCTTCTTGTAGTGCTGAAGAAATAATCTGACCGCGTACTTGTTCAGCTTGGTTGGTCAACGACTGTTCTGTGGAGGCAGATACCCCTTTGCCAAAACCAACAAGTTGCGTTTCCATTTCTCCGGTATCTGGATTACGTACTCGTTCAGTTTCTTTACCAAGTGTTTGTTCGGTGCGCAGTTGCTCGGTGATGTCGCTCAGCTTGGCCATGGCCTCTTGCTGTTGACGGCGTGCGGCAACAACTTCACGAGCGTAGTCACCACCTTCTTTACTAAGCTGGTCGATCTTGGCAAGGGCTGTCTTGCCTTTGGTCAAAGCTTCCATTGCTGCGGCACGCTCTGGCGCACCGCGCTTACCTTGGGATGGCATCGCGTAGCGGGCTGTGCGGTAGTCTTGGTCAGCCTTGTCTACTTCTGCAATCAATGAATCCAGCTTCTCTCGGATCTGTTCGCCGCGAGGTATGGGCTTGACCTTATCGCTGACCTTGATGACGGGCTCTCGATCAAGCGCCTTCTCAAACATTGGGTCAAGGTAATCAAAGTTAGGCTCAACGTTTTTCTTTTGCTCTTCCACCTGCGCTTCAGACTCCTTGAACATAGCCATCTGGTCTTTAGGCTGTGTAAGTTTCTGTTGGTCAAACGCCTGCTCTTGCTCGCGTTGTTTAATAGCGGTCTTGGCTTCAGCGGCTACGCGTGTTTTAAGTACGTCGTATATTTCTTCGCTACGCAGACCTTCAGGCAAACCTGTCAATGTTGGGCGTGTTTGTACAAGCTGCTGGGCTTTGGTAAAGTCCTGCATCAAATAGTCCACGTAGTCTTTCTTAGCTTCAGACTTGTACTTGGGGGTGTAACTAGCCGCCGTATTCATCTGGTCGTTAGCCAACGCAATGCGTTGGTCAGCGTACTCAGCAACTTGTTGACGGGGGGTTAGTTCAGCCGGTGGCTTGGGAGGTGTAGCAATCTGTTGCTCATACAACTCAGGCTCCAGCTCTTTCTTCTGTTCTTCTGTCTCAGGCGGCAGGCCAAACGCATACTCCTGAGGCGTGAGCTTGGCAACACGCTCTTGCTCTGCCATCTGGCCAAGCATGCCTTTGGCTTTGTAGTAGTCGTCAGAAAGCGGCGTAATTTCTTTTGTCAACTCACGAAGCTGTGCATTGATCTGCGTGTTAAACGCTTTGTCCGCATCGTATGTGGGAGAGTCTTTTGCTACTTTCTTAAACTGCGCAATCAAGTCTTGCTTTTGTTTAGCCAGCGCGTCGTACTTCTGCACAACTTCTTGTGCGTACTCAGGCTTTGTCTTACGCTGACGCTCTTCTTCAAGGCGTTGCTCTTCCTCGGCACGAAGCGTGGCATATTCGTCTTGGGGTTTAGGCCCACCCTTGGCACGACGACCGAGCGCTAAGTCAAGCAAGCCCTGAGCTAACGCGCCAACTCCGCCGCCATAAGCAGCGGACTCACCAACGCCTTCAATAATTTCTTGTTCTGCTTTGTATATACCTTTTGAGATCAGGTTTTGCGCAGCTTGAGACGCAGCTTCCTGCGCGGCTTCTTCACCACCGGCCATCAATGCACGTTTAATGTAAGAAACAACGCCTTGAGCTACAGGTTGGCCAAGGCGACTCAAAATACGAGCAGGCGCAAACATCTCGCTAATACCAACAGCGGCACCAAGAGCGGTTGAAGCCGTCTGCTGTCCTTCAGTTGCGCCCTCTGCGGCTGACTTCTCTACTTGATAACCGGCTCCTGCTCCAGAACCTAACGCAGCCATGATCCCGCGCCCTGCTAAACCAAACGGCCCTGCGGCCAAGAAAGGAGCAATAGAGCCTGTAGCTTCACCAAACTTCCGCGCCACCGTGTCTTCGTAACCCGGCGCTGCTTCAAACGGTTTTTTAAGGGACGCGGCGGTTTCTTTGATTGATCGCTGCGCAGCTTTTTCTTGTTCGTCTGGCAACAAAGCCGAGATACCAACACCGGCTTGTTCTACCAACCCAATAGCGCCGGGGGCTAGACCTTTGAAGAACTCTTTGGCTTGACCGCCAACAGTGGTTTCTTTTTTCTCAGGAGCTTTGGAAGCAAAGGCTTCCGGATACATGCGCTGTGCCCGCTCCCACGTTTGTGCAGGAGTTTCGCCCTCCCTAATGGTTACAAATCTACCGTCTGGTAAAGGGAGTGCTTGTGGCATGTTATGTCCTAATTGTGCGGCTTGAGATTAACCCCCGATAAGGCCGAACCTACTGGGGTGTATGTATTATGGCAGTAAATTGCTACCTTGAGCAATGCTCACAGGCTTGAGCCCGCTTGCCGCCTGTTCTTTCTGCAACTGTCGAATAGTGGCGGCTCTAGCTCTTTCTGCAGGATCTTGGGAAGTTTCCATTGACTTGAGTCTTGCTTCGCCAACCATCCCTGAGTAATCTTTCAAAATTGCTTGCAAGCCTTTAGCGTCGGGGCCCATTGTTTCAGCGTAGAAACCAAGACCTTTTTTGACGTCTCCGCCGCCAAGGTTGCCGTAGAATTTAGACTGTGCGTCAGGCGCGGCAAGCTGGGCAGTTAAACGAGCGTTTTGTGCAGCTTCTTGCATCCTAGCAATGTTTTCTCGCGAAGTATTTGACGCTATGTTGTTGTACAAGTCGGCTGAAATTTTAGCGCCCGTGTTTGTTATGTCGCTAATAGCTGCAATACCAAAACGAGCGGAGGCTTGTCTAGCCGTTTCCGCCTTGTCTTCGTACATCCGCACTTCTTTAAAGTCACCGCGCTCTTCGGCACGACGAGCATTCTCAATGTTCTGCATTTCTTTGTTGCGCTCTTTGGCAGACTTCTTAAACTCTTTCATAGCACCAGAGTATTCTTCTAAACCTGCCATTGAACCTTTGGCAATGTTTGTAGCCGCGTTCGGAGATTCGCCAGCGGCTATAGCCAAGAAACCTTTAAAGAGTGCTGTTAAACCAGCTTTCTCTTTGTCGGTTGCGTCTTGCAGTTCTTCTTTTTTCAACAGCTTCTCGTACCCAGCAAAAGCAGGGCCTTGTTTTTCGTTAAAGGCTTTTAAAGCCTCGATGCTGTTTTCTTTGGCTCTGTCGGCGTCTACTTGTTCTTGCAGGACTTGGCGCTTGATGTCAAGCGTACGTTCTTTTGTGTTGGAGAACTTTTCACCTAGAGCCGTAGCGTCGTCAATAGTTGGCGCTTTTGATGTCTTGTAGCTTGTAGGCAAGTTAACAGTGGGGGGTACGGGAGGCTTATCGGCAGGGGCCTTGTCCGCAGTTTGCTTAAACCTACCGGCTTTTTCGTTAGCTATCAAAACATCGTCGGGGTTGACAACGTCTTTGGGAGCGCCCATTTGTTTCTGACCGGGCTTCTTAGTCATCTCAGCTTGATAGAACGCTTTTTCGTCTTCCGTAGCAATGCCTGAGTGGATGCGATAAGCAATCTCACTTAACGTGGCTTGCTTTTTCTTTTCCCCCATGTAGCCTGAAAACCGCTCAAACATTGTTTGATTCTCTGGAGAACCTGCTTGGGTAAACTCGGCACGCGGTTGAACCGCTGTCATACCGGGAATATTAAACATAGGGTTACTACTAACCAAACTGCCATCCCCGCCCATAGCCTTTGGCACGCCTTGATAACGAGGGATGTGACCGCCACCTGCCATACTCATGACGGGGCCACCAGCTTGGGCAAAGTTAAACATCCCGCCATCGGCCATACCAACGTCTTCGTCGTAGCCCGCAATACCGCCATCCGCCATGTTCTGCATATTGGGCGTGGGGATTTGCGCTATGCCTTGGTTCTCTGGAAGCTGTTGCTGGGCCATGCCTGCAATAGCGGCATCGGCTACTTTGGGTTGAGGCATTGCGCCCGCTTGACCTTGGCCTGCCGCACGAAGTTGTTTGCGTTGGTTGCTCTCGGACACTGCTAAAGACAAAATGTACGGGTCGCCCTTGTGCATCATGGCGTATTTTTGCAACGCCTGATCTGGTAAACCCCGCAGAGTTGTCGTGATTTGGTTTACATCAATCATATTCTTCAACCCATGTTATAGATTGCTAATTCAGCCAAACCTGCTGGGCGGCGTTCCAAGTCGCCGGTAGCTCCACCAGCAGCACCAAACAACTTAGCGCCAGTCAGTGCCGCGCCGCCTAGACCTGCAACTTGAGATACGGCAGATGGGGGCGTCTGATACACAGAGCTTGACTGCTGAGTCAATGGCAAGCCGCGCAAGATGTCGGACATGAAGCCCATCTGCTTGTATGGGTAGTTCTGATAGTTTAAGAAGTCTTGGTATTGGTTGTTTAATACGTTCTGTACTTGCTGTTGCTGCTGACCACCAAACTGGTTCTGCAAATTCAATATACCCATGTTTTGGCCGTACTGCGTGTTGCCAATGTTCGCTAGGTTGCCTGCGGCAGTGTTGGCTGTCTGCAGACCTTGAAGTCCCAAGCCTGCGCCAAACTGTTGCTGCTGTGCGTTTAGTTGGTTCTGGGTATTGAACTGCTGCATAGCTTGGTTGTACGCATCTTGCAAACCTTTGGACTGGATGTCACCCATTTGCATGCCAAGATTGCGTTCGCGCTCAGCTCGCATGATTGCGTCTCTACCGCCACCAAAAGCACCGGCTTTAGTAGCTTGAGCTTGTTGTTGAGTGCCCGCAATATCTGACTGGCGCTGAGCTTCACGCTTCTGGATGTCCACCACGTTCTGCATGTAGGGGTTCATTAACCCTTGGGCATTAGCAGAAGTGAAGTTAGCTGGGTTAAATGTGTACTGTGTATTCAGCGCACCCAAACCGGACATACCCGCCAGCGCTGTAGCGTCGCCTAACTGAGGAGCTGCCTGCATCGTCCCTGCGTTTTGATATGCCTGTTGCTGCAAAGGAGTGAACTGCGCAACGCGATCCCCCTGATACTGCATGTAGGGGTTTTGCTCAGTGTCAGTAAAGTACTGCGCTTTACCCAGCATCTCCTCTACAAACGGCTTAGCGTAGTCGGGGATTGAGGTTTGCGATATCGTCTGTTGGGATTCTTGTAAAGCCATGATCTATTCCTTACGCTGGAAGATATTTGTCAGCACGGCTGTTGGCCGCTACTTTGTTCTTGCCTGTGGTCTTACCCCGTGCTTTTTGAACACGATCCATCATGGCATACAGTTTACGTGCGCCAGCTTCTGTGGAGCCATTACCCAGCTCAGACACAATGCGTGCAGGCACTACAAACTCACCATCGGCAAGGCGTGCGGGTTGCTGTTTCTGTCCAATGGTTGCAGGAATGCTGTCAGACACGCCATCACCGGGGCCTTTGAGCAAACGACCACCGTCAGAATATGAGCCCAAAGAGCCAAGACCGCCACCAACTGCGTAGCCCATCATGCCGCCCATAGCAGCAAGTTCTTTTCCTGAAGCGTCGTAGCGTTTGTTATTGTTGCCCAAGTAAGTGCCGTTGTCTTGTAACACTGCAGTGATGGTTTCAGTGTTATAGCCTGACGAATCAGTTATTGTAATACTAGGAGCTTTGCCTGCTTTAGCGGCTGTAGCTGCAGATGCAGTCTTCTCGGACTGTGTTTTTGGCTCCACGTACACTGGGTTTTTCACCATCTTGCCGTCAACATTGATATACTTTTTCTTGGTCAGATCGGTGGGATAGCCAAGAACGGCTTCTTCGTAAGGCTTGGCAATTTCTGTGGCTACAGATCTAGTTGGGTATCTAGCTGCGCCGGGAGTTCCTGCACCTTTGCCGATTAGGTAGTTGTAGGCCGCCAACGAGTCGCTACCCTGTGTGTTATATAGCTTGTCATGCTCTTCAGGAGTTGTAGGAATGTAGGGGGTGTAGCCCAAGCTGCCACCGCCAGCGGTGTAAGCGCTCTTGAGATTTTCTATGCCAGTAAACCCGCCGTATGGACGACCGGGAGCATTGGGTGTTACTGTACGGGAGTTGTCTGGGTTTGTAAGGATATCGCCGGGGGTGGCAATAGACACCGTGTTGCCTTGGTAATCCACACCCGTTTTGTTACCGGAACCATAGTTGCCAAACGCACCGTTGTCATAAACAGTAGCACCGGGAAGTTGTACTGCGCCGGGGACAACACTCTGTCTTTGCGCATTGGCGGCATCGTAACGGCGCTGCACTTCGTCTGTGGACAAGCCAAAAGCTCTAGCGGCATCCAAAACAGAATAGTTATTGGTGTCCATAAAGTTGGCCCAATTTGCGTCAGAAACGTTGCCTTTGAGTTGGTCAGACAAAGCGTAAGCGCCTTTGTGTATGCCGTATTGCTCTGCAATATCTGCTTTTGAAAACCCTTGCGTTGCGTAGTTAGGGTCAACTGCAGTCATTGCTGCATAGTACTCATTAGGGTCAATGCCTTGTGCTGTCAATTGGTTATAAAAACCTGCTGTACCCGAACCGCCTTTTGTTGCTGTTGGATCGGTGTACCCAGAAGTCAGACTAGCAATATAGCGATTGACTGCAACGGGGTCAGCGTTAGTAGTTTTAGTTGCCGCAGCAATGTCCGCAGTGGGGTTATCTGTCAGGTACTTACCAATCTGCTCGTTGGTGTATTGGTTATATGTAGGTGCAGCAGGGGGTGTAAATAAATTGATTCCTAGGCCAGCCAAACCAGAAGTGTCAAACCCTTTGTATGTGTCAGCCACATCTGCGGCGGTAATTTTGTTTGCTTGCGCAAGTTCATTCACTCGGGCGTAATCACCTGCGGCATAAGCTTTATCAATGTCTGCTTTAACTAAATCACCGATAGCAAAATGCTGAACGTCCCCACCATCAGCCAAAGCCACAATACCGCCGCCAGCCATAGGCGTGGCGTATGCGTCAGAGAAGTTACGTGCGCCCCATTCGCTAGCCAACACCGGAGCTAAAGCGCGGGGGGCTTGTGGGCGATCACCTGCCACATACTGGCGAATGTACGCGGGGTTTGTATTTGTGGGCGCTTTAGTTGTCGTCGGCACCATCATGTCTGCCATGATTGGCGAAGCTGCTGCGGCTAGGGGCATCATGTTCTGTTTGGCAAAGTTCATTGCCGCTGTCGGGCTTGCCGTTGCAGCATTAAATCCAGCAGACAACACATCGGCTTTAGGGGCGGCGGCAATTGCTTGCGTAGCACCAAAGCCGCTTTCAGGGGAACCTATAGGCCCTTGAATACCTTCTGCGGCTGAACCAATAGATGCTGAACCTGCTGACTCTAACCCAGCACCCAGACCCGCGCCACCATACGCACCCAATCCGGCCATGAGGCCCTTAGACAAACTGCCGGTAGCTAAGCCTGTAACCCCGCCAACCAGCAAACCTGCAGAAGCCGCACTAGACAAACCGCCAAAAGCAATACCCATACCGGCAGGGCCAAGCGCAAAACCAGCAATCATTGGCAATAACTTTTTCAGGAAGTTAGCTTCGGGTAAACCCGTATCTGGGTTGATTGTCAATGAGCCGCCGTGTTTCATGGCCAAAGCCTGTAGACCCTGCACTTCGTTGGGGGTCATGTGAACAAGCATAGAGTCGCCGTTGCGACCCTTGGTAGACATGTGGTTGGCTAGTACGTGCAGGCTCATAGTTGCCTCTCGGTATGGGGGTTGATTGAGTTTATCATGTTGGGAGCGCAGACACAAATGACATTGTGGCCACGACAGACTGTGTGGACGGTTTGGTGGGTGTGCCCGAAGCGGCAAGGTGTTGAATACTTACAGCAGTATCAGGCACAGACCAGTAAATCTCAATGTAGTCATTTGCCGCCATACTTAAAAAATAGTTCCAGCCAACAATTGTGTGTCCATCTGTACCTGCGTGCCTATTTGGAATAGATACAAAGCCAGTTGACCCCGGTATATCTACCCCGGTTTGTTTCAACCAAATGTAAACATCTTTAAAAGCAGTGTCTGTGTTTTGGAACTGCGCACTGAACTGTAGGTTGTATATGCCAGCTGCCGCTACAATAATCTTAGAGCTTGCAATGGTGACACCGTTGGTAAAGTCAGTGGTGTTCAGCGTCATCAACGTAGCTGTATTAGCCGTTGTTGTTTGATCCTGATCGCTTGAAAATGCGCCGTAAGGCACGCGCAACCCCGCTGTAGTTGTAGCGGTGTTTAGCTCTCTTGTAAAATTATCAAGCTGGTTAAAATACAAACGTAGGACGTTGTTAAGCTGTTCAATGTAGCGTGAGCTGTACTCTTTAGGCGCTAACGGCAAGTTAGGCGCAGGTACCCGATTAAGATCGTACTCTGTAGTAACAACAAGAGTCATCGTCTGCCATCCGGTCTAATATCAATACGCGTTGCGCCAAGCTGCCACTGCGTGCCGAGGGTGTTGGATGCCGCTTTAAGAATTAACTGGCGACCACGTAGGCGTGTATTGACTTGTCCTGTAAAGCCTTCAGTGATTGTATACTGAACACCCGTAAGTTGATCTACGTTAGCCGCCACAGGCGTGCTTGTCCCAGAACCCGAGTTCTGCATCGGATAGACAGTTAGCGTTAGCTGCGCCGTTACATCAGGGTCTGAGCCAGAGAAACTCAAGTCGGGAAGCATGCGCCACACAAAGCCAAAGTTGTGGCCGTCTCCAATGTCAAACTCAGACGATGAAATGTATGCGTCAATTGCAGTGGGCGTGCCCGTAGCGTTATCGTCTACACCACTCTCATGGTCAACAAGATTGCCTGAAGTAGTTGCAATTGTATATGTAGCCCCAATTGGATAATTACGCAAGCCAGAGTCAAGCCAAGCTGTTCGCACCATAGTGCCGTAATACCAAACGTTTTCAATGTAGTTGTACACCACGTACTTGTCAATCGTAGTGCTGTCGGCAGAACAGTAGAACCACCACACTTCGTTAAAGCCTTCGTTGGTTCCCGCAAACACCTGATAACTTTGATTTAAATTTATATCTTGATAAACGTATTTACGCAAATCGCAATTCAATGTTTGTATACGACCGTCATATACGTAGAATTTATCAACCCCCATCCAGTACACAATGCCTGAAGCTACGATTGCTGCATTAGGGCCAAGAATAGAAATATTGTCACCCAAGAGCTGTGAACTCCACACAAACGGAGCGCCCAAGAACTGAAGCGAATACACAGAAGCGTCTGTAAACACCACGATCTCTTGACGAGTTTGAATAAATGAAACTATCTTTGAGCCGTGTGACAGGCGAATACTGCCTGCTTGATTTGTGATTGCCGGTGTCCACATGGTGGGGTTTTCCTGATCCGACCAGCGAATCAGCATGGGGTCTTGTACCGTACTACCATAATCGTTACTGCCAAACGCAAACACAAAACGGCTTGCATCCGAAACAAGAATTCCGTTTTGTATAGTTGGAACATCAGATGCGCCAGCTAATGCCGTTAAAGGTATCCCGCGCAGTGATAGCGTTTGAACACCAGACTGTGTGCCTGATGTGTTAATGACGGTAGAAAGAGTGTAAGTTAAGCCTGTCGGTGTACCAGCAGTTGTTACGACACCAGAGCCGCCCGATGTAGTGGACAACGTAAATGTTGTAGAGCTATTGGTTGCAATGATGTAGTACGTTGTGGGGTTGACGTAACCTGTGATTGTGCCCGTACCGCCAAGCGTGCCGCTAATTGTAATTGACTGCCCAATAGACAGGGCAGGGGACATAGCTGTGCAAGAGAACTGCCCAGCAATACCCGTAATTGCTACACCACTAAGAGTAGTGGTAGCGCTGGACGCCACCGCAGATGTGCGCAAAGTAATTGTAGTCGTAGTCGGTACTGATGCTACGTAATATGTGATGTTGGGGTATAAAGGCGTTGGTAAAGCACCCGTAGTATCCAGCTGGATTGCATCGCTAATTGACAACCCGTGCGGGGTTTGAAACGTTAACACCGCAGGTGCCGCAATAGTGATAGTAAAAATTTGTCCTGTTAACTGGGGGCTAGCCCGCCAATAATAAATACCGCCAGCCAAAGGTGCAAAAATTAAATCTTCACCAAAATTGCTTTGCGTCCATAAACGCAAGCTAGAAGCGTCAGGCAAACCCGTCCCCCAAAGTCCTAGCCCCCACCCGCCAGCGCCCCAACCAACCAACGGCACTTCAAATGAAGGCCCAATTGGGATTTGATAAGAAGCTATGACAGACGCGCCTCCGCCGGGGGAACCCGCCGTATCAGTTGCGTTAGCTGCTACTGCAACATTAATTGTGTAAGAGCTGGTATTAATAACTGTTACTTGGTATTCAGCGTTTAATACTGCCGCCGTAATATTACCTCCCAAGCCAACTGCCCCATAAAACGTTACAAAATCGCCCGTGGCGGCTCCATGATCTGCATCAGTGACTGTAATAGTTTGTGAGCTTGTAGTGGCTACAAACGGATTGTTACCAATGACAGAAGAAGCGCGTATGGGTGTAATGTCGTAATAAGCTCCGCCATTTTCAATGTAAAATTTTAAATTAGTGCCAACGCCAATTAAATTTAAAAAAGAAAGTGTGACCCAATTCCACAAAGAACGACATACCCCTAGAAAATAATTTGTGGAAATTTGTACCCAGCCGCCAATCTTCTCTGGCGTACCTTGACGAAAGCGTACTTTGTCGCACTCATACCATCCACCCTCAGTGGTGTATCGAGTATTCTCCCGGTTGACGCCCGGCTTAAACAGTACTTTTTGTAACGGCATTGGCAACCTTTATTTACTGGCAACGCCTTTGGTCTTCTCAAAAGAACGCATACCGGCAATGCCCAAGATGCCTGATAATATCACCCAAAGCTGGTCTGCGTCTAGTACCGGAGGGGGATCCATGCCAACAGGAACCCAGCCCATAGCTTGCAAGTATTTCCATGCCCACTGGAACAGCGGGTAGAGCAAAAACTGATAGCCCATAGCCGCTACACCGATCCAACCAATGGCTGGCCTCCAGCCTGAAACAAACACATTAGATGACGCAGCTTCAATCTTATTGACTTCAATCTGCGCTAAATCTGTAGCTTGGTCAATGCGCTTTTCTTCAAGATCAAGCTTACGTTGCTCAATCTCCATTTCCATTTTTTCTTTGTCGGTGGTAATCAGGTCGCCTGCAACCTTACCAACAGCTTCAATAATTGATCCAACGGCAAGCAAGCTCATTTCAAACCTTTCAATGTACGGTTCAGCCAACCCTTCAGGAATTTAACCTGCACGGGGTTCTTGTTGCAGATCTCTACGTACCGCGCAATCTTGGCTAAAGCGTACTGCTCTTTAAACCTTTGGCCGTCAGGTATCTGGTTAAGTTTCTCAACAGTCTTAGCCCCAATACCGCCGTCTGGCGTAGCACCAACAACCAACTGAGCCAGCTTGACCGCCATGCCCATGCCTGCGTTTACACCAAAGTTAAAGATGGTGTTGGCTACGTCTTGGTTGCTAATCTCGTTACCGCGCATCTTGTCCCAGAATTCAATGCGGTAGAACTCACGCACCATAGGTGTCAAAGAGCCGCCCATTTCTTTCTTATCTACCAGCGCCCAACCGGGCCACTGCGGGTTCTTGTTACGGGCAATGCCAGCGTAGGTCATGCCGCCCGTGTCGCCGGGGACTTCATGGAGGACGTAGCCACCCTCGTCTTGCATCATCAACTCAAAAGCAGGTTCAAACTGGGCCATTACTTCTCCTTTATTGCTTGCTTTTACTAAGCATGTTACTGGCAATCTGTAGCATTCCCATCGCCTTGGTTAAGTCCTTGGGTTCTTTATCCCAACCCACCGTAATCTGTCCAACAAACCTGCCCTGCTCTGGGGGCACACTGACACGGCATCCAAACTTCACACCTTTGTCGATGTACCAAAGCCCAATCTCACTCTGAGGTACGTTGTATTCACTGCAAGGAATCTCATTGGCCATCAACGCTACAACATCGCGGTTGTTTGCTGAACTCTGTGTAAACAGCCCTACATCCAAACCTTCGTGCGTTCTTTCCCTGCCTTCGCGGGTGTATGCACGGTACAAAATCCTTGTCCCAAACAGCGGGTTAACTTTAAAGATAGCGACCACCGTAGCATTGGTGTTTTTAAAAAGGTGCGCCGCAACATCTTCTGCCCTGTCTTCTGCAATAGCGGGTAGCTTCTTGTTTTCTTTATACGCTTCAAATAGGAACGCTTGGTTCTGCCAAATGAAATACCCAGAGAAAGCAAACACCGCCATGAGCACCAAGGCAAATAGTTTAAACGGGCTATCCACATAGGACAACACCTTGCTAAGAACATCGGCTGGCTTTTCTTCACTCACAATCCAATCCTTCCAAGTAGCGCATTCACAATGCGGTCTGAAATAAAGTTTGGCAGTATCTTGATAAAGTCAAGGAACAAGTTAGCCGCCCACCACGCACCGACAATCTTGAACGCCATGTCTGCTTGCTTCTGGTACTCATTCACCGCCCACACCTGTTATTAGCGCAATGGTCTAGCACTTCAAAAATACCATAGGCAGAAAGCAAAAGGGCTAAAACTAGCCCTCCAATCAGCAACCCCAATTCTAGGTCTTCTTGGTCTGCTTTCTTTTTACGTTCAGCCGTTTCCTTTTCACGCCTAGCGTTGTGTGCGTCTTCTATGTCACTTGCGGCGGCTCTAGCTTTAATCCTCGCCCACACGTCCATTTTGTTTGCTTGGAAAAACAGTAACTCCACACTTTTCTCAAACTCACGGGCTTGCTCCAAAGCCAACTCAATCTGCAAAGCCGTGCCCATAGAAGAGCCGCCCTTTTTCTTTGACTCTGCAACCGCTTTGTTAGCATCTGACTTGGCGTTAAAGTACTTGCCGAGCAGTGGGCCGAGCGAGGCGACGTCATCCACAGTCTTAGATGCTTGCTTAATTAACTTAACAGCACTCTGGATTCCCGCCAGTGCGGTTATGGGATCAATCACGGGAATGCCCAAAGAACAATATAACTGCCCGCTACGACAAAGCAGGCTACACAGGCTGCGGCAATGATTGCTTCAAACCAGTCCCACATCATTAACCTTAATTGGTTTAATAAATTCAGCAAAATTGTTTACATACGTTTTTTGACCAATGTGAGCGCAAGTCATTGAAGGGTCAATCCAAACCTTCCCGCCACATGCCCGCCACGCTTGGCAAAACGCATTGTCTTCACTAACCAATTCACCATCAAAAGACAGCTTAACGTTAAACACAAGCCTATTTGCTACGCCGTGGTTTGTGTATGGCTCACTAACTTCCCAGACCTGTTGCAAAGCCTTCTTAGAAATTCGCATAAACCCGGTGCCAACGCACTCAACTTCCAACAAATCATTTTCAGGAGCTAACAAACCTTGAGGCAGCATCTTGACGTTAAAGTCAATGTTGACATCGGACTTCTTTGGTACAGTCCCTGCCACTACATCTACCGGATGATTGAGCAAACGAAAGACCCACTCCGGCTCCCATGCCTGATCGGAGTCAATAAATATTAAATCATCACAGTTTGTTTCCAAAGCCATGCGAACCAAATCATTCCTTGCTCTTTGGATAAGGGCATCATGGGCAATCTGCACCGGATACAGCGCCACCTGATTCTGAGCAGCAAGACTCATGGTTCCCAGCAAAGAATGCAGGAACTCCACATGTACTTTGCCGTCATAGCACGGCGTTCCAATTAAGACTTTTCTCATGCTATGGATGAGTTGCTTTGTACAGATCAAACTCTGATTTAAGCTCTTGGATGGCTTTGACCAGAATTGGAATTAACGTGCCTGCAGAAGCTTCTAGTTTTTCAGGGTTAATATCAGACACCAAGTGTGGCACAGAGACTCCTGTGGTTGCCTGCGCTTGTTGAAGCTCTTGTGCAATAAAACCAAATTCTGTAATACCAACCTTTTGGCCGTCGCGCATGTTCCAATCAAAGGATACAGGGCGAAGTGCTTGCACAAAGTTTAAACCCGCTGGAATGTCCACAATGTTGGTTTTATCACGCGCATCGGACAACGCAGTAATAGATGTGACTTGGCATCGCAATGTAGTGATTGAGCCATCGCCCAAGGTAATTGTATTGTTGGCCGTAGGAGATGCTCCCATGGCGTTGTAACCAATAAATGTATTGCCAGTGCCTGTTGTGTTGGCTTGCGTTCCGTTGCCATAACCTGCCAAATATCCAATAGCGGTATTGTTTACGCCTGTAGTATTTGAATACAGGGCGGTATCGCCTACTGCGGCGTTGCCTGCTCCAATGGTATTTAAATAAAGCGAGAGATAACCAACGGCTGTGTTTGACGAACCAGTGGTGGTAGTACGCAATGCGTTATACCCCAATGCCGCATTTCGGGAAGCGTTTGCTGTGTATAACGCGCCTCCTCCCACCGCCGTGTTTTGTGTACCGGTAGTGTTTACCGCTAAAGCGTCCGCGCCTATACCAACATTGTCCGTACCAACTGTATTTTGGCCTAATGAACCATACCCAACGGCAGTATTGGTAGTTCCTGTTGAGTTGGA